GTAGTATATAGCAACAGCCGCAGCAGCAATTAGGGTAGCAATCAATATAATTACGTTTGCCTTCATCGCCGCATCAAGCGCCTTGAAGTTGACCGTTACCATCGCTAATCCTCCGCTGAACAATCCAGCGGCTGTAGTGATGGTTGAAAGAACGGTTGCTCCAACTGATAGGACTTTCATCAATCCGCCAAATACGAACGAAACGCCACTAACAGCGAGTGATACAGCTGCTAATCCAGCGGCGAACTTTGCTGCACCTGAAACAAGACCCTTGTTCTTCTCAATCCATTTCTGAATATCTGGAAGAACGTCCTGAATGTACTTAGCGAACTTCTGAACCTCTGGAAGCAGTGCGCCCCCGACTTGTTCGGCTATCTCACCGAAAGCAATCTTTAACTTGTCGGTTGCCTTCGCATTAGCAGCGGCTTTTCCTTGAACTTGCTTCTCAATCGCCTCCATGATTTGGCGCTGAGCCTTTAACAGATTTCCTGTACGCTGATACTCTTTACCGATTCGTTCGATGTCGGCTTGCATCAGCGTTCCCGACTTCTTCAAGGCTTGCATTCCCTTGAGAGGGTCACCTAACGCCTTACCCAACTGAGTAGCGTTGGACATGGCATCGCCAAATCCAGCCGCCTCCATGTCGAAAGCTGCCCTGGTCGAACGCTCAAATATCTCAGCCGTACCGGCGGAGTTCTTTATTACCTTCTCAAACGTGGCGAGCTTTCCCTCAACAGCCATTATCTGTTCGTCGTCAATGGCTATGTCCATCATCAATGCGCTAGAGAACTCCTGAGCCTTCTTGGCCATTTTGCCTGTCGTGTCACCCATGGTCTTGAAACCCTGTTCGAGTTTCGCCACCTCAGCCTGAGCGTCCTCAGCTGCCCTGACTGTCATAAAGAGCGGTGCGCCAATCAAAAGACCGAGCATTCCCGCCTGTTGACCTAGCGAAAACGCCTTGTCTCCTAGCTTGCTAGTTTCCTTTGAGAACCGTGTGAGATATAGACTAGACTTTCCAACAGCAGAAGCTACCTCCTTCGACATCTTATCGACGGCAGTAAGTATTACAGCGACTTTCAGAGCGTTTAGCATCTATGATGGATTTAGTTTGTTATGAATTTTGACTGCTTCGTTGTGCCACCAATATAAATCGGAGACATCCATTTCTAGCAGCACGGGCAACGGCGTGCTGCTGAAATGTGCTAAGAACATTATTTGCCCTGAGCTGACGTTCCGTAGTTGAACTCCCCCATGATGCGCAGTACATCAAAGCCGTCCATTTCTTCAAGGTCTTCCATTACTACCGGAACACCATCAATCTGAACGCTTGTAGCGATCATGGCAAACAGCACCTTTTCGGTATCGTCACCAGCCATACGCTGAGCACGCAATACGTCAATGCCTTTGAATTTGGTTACAGTTGCTTTCTTCCCACTTGGTAGGTCAAAGGCTTTTACGATTTCTCTTTCTTCCATTTTTATTTCCTGTTTGTTGTTAAAAAAAGGGGAGCGAACTCCCCATTATCTTATCCGCCAATGTTTGCTTTGTAGTTGGCGAGGATATCCACACCGTCCACTTTCCAAATGTTGGCAAGTACGTCAATTTCGATTTTCGGCAAGCCGTTGTAATCCAGTCTGAGGTAAGTCACAGCAACGCGCGATTCCATTTCTACGTTGTCATGCTGTTTGAAGTTACCAGTTGGAACTTCCTTGAAAGTACCTCTGAAGATACACTTCATAGGGCTTTCTGCATCTCTACCAGAAGCCGACCAATTCTCTACTGAAGAACGGCAACTAAAGTCGATTGCTTTGTAAGGGTTTGCCATATTTGAGATAACGTCACCATAAACGGCATTCCATTTGATTCTTACCTCCATTTTTTCGAGTCCAGCTGGAAGCTCAAAGCTTCCAATCATCCCCAAGGCTTTATGCTCAACCATTTTCATGGTTACTTTAGGTAGGTCGATTTCCTCAGCCTTACCTAGTTGTGACACGCCATTGATATATACATTGGCGTTAGTCACTCTATTTACGTTGATTTGTGGCATTGCTTACTTTTTATGCGTTAATAGTCAAGTTTCTCAAGATGCTCGTATCCATATACGACTTGAAAGTAACACGCTCCATAGGTGTAGGAGGCATGAACGTAATCGTAAATGTCACGTGACCAGCTGCGATTTCAACAGGCGGATTTTCGTTTGGATCAAACTTGCACTCTCCGTCGATTATTGCACCACGTTGAACTAGCGTACGCATGAATGCGTTCACGTTGCTCATTACTGCATCAATTAATCCCTCTGTCGTTGGCAAATCCATGTACTGTAATTGTGCCAATTCGAGGCTCTCATGGATAATGTCTGCCGTACGCTGAACACAGATGAAGTTACCAGGAGCAGTTGAGCTCGGAAATGCCGCAGAGCGATTTCCCCAAGTGCGTGTTCCGCTTCCAAACGCATTGAAAAGCGTCACGATTCCTGCTGCATTCAAAAGATTTGATTCTGTATTAGTCTTGTTGATAGCAGCTGTGATAATACGCTCAACGCCTGTGATTCCCTTGATTTCGCGGTTTGAAGGCGAAAACCAATAGCCATCCTTGCTGTCCGTAGCTGCAATAACTCCAGCCATATATGCCGAATAAGGAACGATAATGTCTGCATCTGTTGCAGCATCATAAGCCTTCAATCTCGGATAGCAAAGGATTGCTCTTTTGCTAGAGGTATAGAATGAAGCGTTGACAGTTCCTCTGTTGGCAATAGCCTGAGAAGGACTAACGCCCTCCGCACTATCGATGATTGCATGACCTTTAAGGTCATCTGCTTGAACCAGCATTTCCGTTGAAATAGCTTTGATGTGGCTGTAGTTCGGAGCAATCAAAATTCGAGGTGAGAAACCGTATGTGCTGAAGCATGCTTCAAACACTTTCAATCCGAATCTGTTTCCGCCGTCAACCTCTCCGATGATTTGGGAGTTGCTTACAGAAGTAGGGTCGAAGCGCTTGTATGCACAACTAACGGTATTTCCCTCCGCAATTGCACCACCTGGAATAATCTTCACAGCGCCAAATTCATTGACCGTGTAGTCAGTTCCCTCAGTGTATGTAACTAGATCTTCTCCTGTCTCTCCGTTCGTCAAAACAAGTTCATTCTCTCCGTCGTAAATCGGCGCATAGGATAGGGAGAACTTGCCGTTTGTAACGGTCTTCGTTTCCGAAACCGAAAGAAGGTTCTCAGCAGGATCGAACACATTCACTACAACGACAAGGCCTGAACCTTGCGCTTGAATGGCTGCTAATGCCTGTGGAATACTGAAGCCAGTAATACTAGCTCCGAATTGTGACGCATCAGATTCATTCTGAACCAACGTCAGGGTCTGTTTTGGTCCTTGAGGTGCTACACCGACAAGACCAATGACGGCAGACTTCACAACCGTAATAGGACGAGGCCCTATGTTCAGTTCGATAGTCTCAACGCCATGAAGGAATTCTGCCATTTCTTTTACTTTTTAGAAGATGAATATTGTTGGGTGCTAATATAACGAATATTTCGAAATGAAAAAACTATTTTTCCATTATGTAAGCCCTCGGTCTTTCGTGACCATCCCACCACTTGCTGGCGAAGTACTTCTTATTCACTGCTCCAGCTTGCGACTGCACAGGATAGATGATGATTCCATTTGCTCCGATTGGAGTTACCTTCTCGGTCTGAGGAACAATCGCAACGATGTGTCCTGACTTCGCTTTATTCTTGTTTGCTGCCACCATAATAGCGCACTTGCCCTGATTCGCAGCTATCTGCGCTTCCGCAAAAGTACCCTCTTTCCAACCGAACTTACCTCCGTGAGCAGGAAACCATTCGTACAGCGCATTGGCGGTCATCTCGACCAAGTTTCGACCGTAAACGGGGTTGTCAAACTTCAAGCTCTGCAACGCATCCTTTGTCCACCACACGCGCGGAAGGTACGCACCCATGCGACAACAATAGTCGTATGCGTAGATGTTGCAATAGGTGGATGCTGCCGTGCGAATATATCGCTTGGATTTCTCCACGTCGAGGAAGTCTATTACCTTTCGGATGGCTTCAACTGTTCCGTCTCCTTCTGGCATATTTGATTCTGACAAAGGGAAAGCTCTTGTTTCCGTTTGTTCGCGAGTGATTAGACGCTTAGGCGTCAAGTGTACTGCTGGTATCATGTGTGTAAAATTTACCTGTTTGAGAATTGTAATATAGATTGTGACCTTCTGGAATCTCTCCTAGCTCCAATATTTCAGTAGTCGCGATGACGTAATCAGAGAACGAAATGTATACTATGATGACGTTAGCCGTCACAATGTACGGCTTTGAAAAGTCCAATGCTTGCCCTATGTTCTCCAGTATCTGTATCATCTTTTGATAACTTTTATAAGAGAACGTTTCAACTCCTTAGTGAACGTGTTATTGGCTGTAGAACCAGCTGAGATACTCAGATAATTGTTTACTGAGTTATTGAACGGAAATAACTCTTCTGTATTTGCAGTTCCTGAACCAACAGGATCAGTTCCTGCTCCCGTTGCAGAAGGTTGAAGCAATTGAAGTGAACCCTGCCAATAAATGAATTCACGAATAATAACATGCTGGATGGTTGCGGTAGTCCCCTGAACTGCTGTTGCAATTACATTCGAAACATCCAACGCTGTTGCTAGCGATTGAGTCAAATGGAGTCTGCAAGTTTTACTAATCGATGTTTGGTTTTGAAGCGTCAGAACGCTAACCTGAATTACATCACCGTCTTTCAACGTATTAGCTGGAACTAAAACGTCTCTTAGTCTTGTTAGTGCTATATTGCTGGTAACACTTCCGCCAATATGACTGTCAAGGATTATTACGCCTGTATCACCTTTCGGACCTTGTGGACCTGTCGCTCCTGTTGCGCCTGTGTCTCCCTTATCCCCCTTGTCGCCTTTTAGTCCTTGGATGCCCTGTTCACCTTGCTCTCCTTGATCGCCTTTCAAAGATAATAGCCATTCAGCCTCTGTGCCTTCAAAGCCGTTCAGAACGGCAATCTCATACGCACTCTTACCGTCTGCTCCATCTTGTCCGTCCGCTCCGTCTTGACCATCGGTGCCAGGCTCTCCCTGTGGACCAGGTTCTCCCTGCTCTCCACTCTGCGGCTCGACCCATTGAGGAACTTCGCCCTGTCCCTGAGTGGCCAATACGTGACCAGCTTCGCCAGGGTGTAATCTCCTCCAAACCTCACCGTCCCAATAGGCAACGTCGCCCTTGTAAGCGACAATCGGTGGATTCGGTTGTGTTCCGGGAAATGGAGTTACGGGAACTGAAGGGTATTCTTCATTGTATAGATAGTTCACTTGAGATAGCGGAGCTTCCGTTCCGAATGCTCCCGCTTCGACTAAACGATATTCGGTATCGAATACCATTGAGTAGGCCCAAATGCCTGTTTCATTATTATGGTCAGAAAATGCATTCTGTGACAGTCGCAAAGCTGTAGCGCAATTTTCAGGTTTATAGCCTAACAGATTACGTATCACCTCACGAGCCATTGGATGAACACCAAAGCTTTGACGCAATGACATTGACTGAATTATGATCTCGATTGAAATTGTTTCGTCTTGTGCTGTGGCACCCATCAAACTGATTGGGTTGCCATACTTAGACGATTTGTAGGCTACCGTAACTCGACAATTAGCAATGGGTCTTTCCATTTCAGCTTGAAACTCAGGAAGAGCCACAACGTCAACTCCACCACCTACTGTAAGGGGTGCAAGACGTGTAACTATCTCGTTCTCTAAAGTGGAAAATATAAGACTCATGCTTGCTCTAGTACTGCCTGAAATGTCTGTCCGTCTTGAATTTTGGCTACACTGCGGACGTAGTATGTAGTTCCGTTGATTTGTACCTGTTCTAATCTGCTTCCAGCTCTAACCGTCTCGATTAAGTTTGGGAAAGACTCTATGCGGTACTCCATAACAAAAGTAAGCGGAGCATAAGATGCTCCGCTCAATGTGTCTTCGCCGTTAGGCTCACGAAAGTGAACTCTTGCTGTAAGAGCTGTACCTCCGATAGATGGTGTCCAAGATGCATCGTAACCCATGACACTTAGTGTCACGTCAAATGCCTTTTTCATGAAGCCATCAAATTGGTTCATGTTTCTAGTTCGCTAGTTTTACTTGAACCGTAGTTGCAGTCGTTGTGGCAGTTGTCCAAGCGTAACCAGCCAACTTGTAAGCTGTTGCGGGAGAACCTCCGTTATCAGCGTCTGGAGTAACGTTTCCGTCACCTTTGCTGTACACTTTCTGTCCAAGTGCGAAAGTCTTGCCTGAGCCAGTTACTTTCGGCAACTCAAACACGCCATCCAACTTTACCACAACTGTTTCACCAGATGCAGCAGAACCAAGCGCTACTCCAACCATGTCACCGATTTCAACGATTTGACCTGATGTGATTGTTCCTGAAGCGACGTGGTCTTTCAACTCGCCACTCTCAATATAATTTTGTGCCATTTGTAAGCCTTTTAATGATTTTTAAATAGAGGGAGCTTTCACTCCCTCGCTATTTTCTTTGATTATGCTCCAGCGTTGCGGATTGCTCCTCTCCAGCCGATAGCATCAACTCCGTAGTCCAAACGGATTTTCCACTGAACACCGTCAGTTGTGAATCCATTCTCGCTCTCCATGTATGGAGTTTCCTGACCGTTCAAGAAGTTAACTTCAACAACAGCTTCTTCACTAGGACTTGCAAACATATAGAATGCAGTTCCAGTCAATCGTGGCGTGTCAATTACGTCATTGAAGATGCCACGAATGATGTTAGGACGTCTTTCTTCTTTCGAAGCCGTAGAGTTGTACTCCATTGCGTTCAACTCACGAAGAGTAGAACCAATTGCCAAAGGCGACAACGCCAAGTTTGGACGGATGTCCAAGAAGTCGTTATTGTCTTTGTCTTTTTGCTGTGCCATTTGCTGACGCATAGCATCAAGGACAGCAACTGTAGGAGCACCAGGAGTAGCTATGTTTCCGTGGTCATTGTGGAACAAACGTTTTCCGTCTGCCATCAATGGACCAAGTCCTGAACCTTCTTTCAACAATGCATAAACATCGTTCTCGATAGAACGAGCTGCCGCACGTCCGAGCATTTCAGGCAAACGCAACAACCAACCAAGGTCATCGTTGATGATCATCTTACGAGTAATGTTGATAAGGTTACCCTTAGTGTCAACAGATACCTTCTCGAAGTCAGCATCGCTGATTTTCTTAGTCTTGTACTCACCGTTCTCATTCAATGCTTCAAGGTCTCCGAATGTTCCCATTCTCAAACGCTTGTGATCGCGGAAGTCACTCACTGAACCTGTGGTACAGAAACGTCTCCACGAATCAGATGTAGCATTAAAGTTCGCCAACAAAATTGTTCGGTTAGCTCCTTCAAGCAACACTGGGAAGTCAGAAGACGAAGTCGTGAATGCACGACCAACAATCTCCATGTCGTTCAAACCGCGAACGTTTTCGCCAGCCTGAATCAAACAGTCTTTAGCCAAGTCCACAAGCTTCATGCCACGGTAGTTTCTACCAGCCTCAGCAATGACCTCGTCGCTAAACAACTTTGCCTCACCACGAAGTAACTCAGGTTTACCTCTCATGATCAAACCAGCTGCAACAGCTTGAGTTCTCAACTCCTTGCTACGGTCTTCACCGCCTTCCACTCGCTGACCTCTTGTCCCTGCGTGCGGGTCTTCTTTTGCCAACTCATCAATAATAAGCGCGCGCGCCTCATCGATAGTCTTTCCGTCTTTTACCAATTGCTCAGCAAATTCGGGTTTCAGCTTTGCAGAACGCACCGCAGCGGTGATGTCTGCTGATCTCTTGCGCTCAGCTTCTACAGCGGCTTTTCGAACAGACTCCGGGTCTTGACCTGGGTCTGAAAAAGCACGCTCGAACTCAGCTGCAAGGTCTTCATCCGTGATGTTGTCAGCCACGGTAACTCCACGCTTCGTAAGCATGGAAATCATCTGTTCTCTTTTCATTATTTGACCTTTATTAATTTGCGTTTTAGGTGGCTCAGGATGTTCGCGCAGATACATTTCTGGCAAATCATAACCTTCGCTTTTGTTGTCCGAAGAACGAACACCAGCCTTTGGGTCGGCTGGAATAGTAACGAATGAAATCTCATTGGGTGTCCATTCACGAACCATGTAGGTTCGCAACTGCTCACTATCAGACTTCTCCATTCGTTCTACTTTATCAACTGAATATCCGAATGATACATCGGAAATGATTCCGTCGTGAATATCAGACACGATGTCCTTCAAGCTATCACGAGTACTGAAATGCACCGTGGCTCTGTACGAATCTCCATCGCGACGAACGTTCTTAGCACGGCCAAGAATCTGTCCTACACTTCCCCACGATCCGTGGTTGTCAAGTACAGGAAGACCATTTGTGGCACGCTCTAAGTTTGCGCCATCCATGTCAAGGACTTCATTGTAGTACTCCTCACGCATCCATGAGTAACGACGAACTGGCGTCGGAGTAGCGAATACAACGTCAACAGTACGCTCATCTACATTCATTGTAGAAGGCACGAACTGGGCGCGTATCATTTGAATTGGTCTAGCCATAATATTTTTTTCTCTGCAATTATACAATAAATTTCATTATCAAAGCAAATTTTTCAACTTTTTTGTTGTGTTGGGTCTTCCGTACCAGCGTGTACTCCGTTCGGCATCTTCTTTTCCTGACGTGGGTCACTATCCAAAATGACACCTCGCTCATCGAACTTTGCCATGTCGGACTGAATTTCGTCCAGCACATCGTCAGGGTCGTAACCATAAGCTCTAACAGCTTCGCTCCAGCTCATGAATCCGTTTCGTACCTGTAGGTTGGTGGCGTTTGTTTCCTTAACTGGGTCTAGCATTTCACGACGTGGAGGCGTCCATTGCGCCTTTGTGTTTTCCTTCGCACGTCCAAGAACTGCCTGAGCACCTATGAACCACTTCCACATTTTGTCACAGCACATCGGAATAAACATGTTCCACTGGATGTCTTCCACAGAACGCTGTTGTTCAATCCATCCCATACGACCGCTAGAAAAGTTGACGTTTCCATAGTCGCCTGACATCTGTTCGTAGGTAACATCGTTCCCAATTGCAATAGCCTGTAAGGTCTTGCGTGAGAAACTATCGTGTCCGTTCGTTGACGGAGGATTTGCAAAAGATACTTGCTTTCCGGGAGGAAGAACCTCAATCATTCCAGGTTCTACCCTTGAAGCTATATCTTGCTTCTCTTCATTATCAACAGAAGGTTCTGCATTTGGGTCTGTGATATACACCGTATGACAAGCCGAAATTTTCTGTTTGATCACCTCTGCATCTTCGTATTCGTCAAAGTCCTTCATTCGAGTGATGGACGTGGTAATCCACGGCACACCACGAACTTGACCAGGTCGTTCCACAAAGTAGATGTGTGCAACCTCATCAGCTGGACGGAACGTAGATGTTACGCTCGTGAGTTCTCCAGAACCAGGATGCGTTTTGAACAACCAATAGCCAACACGTTTTCCTTCAGTATTGAACTGAACGCCTTGGATGATCTTACCGCCGTCCGTCAATGTGGTGGTTTTTGAGTGGTCAAGAAAATCAGGCTCTAGCACTTGAAGCTGAATAGGGTTGCTCTCATCATTGCTTCGACGCTTCAGAACAAGGCACTCGCCACTTTCAATCACAGTTCTCAAAATGAGTCGTTGCAATCCGTAGAAATTCAGTAGGCCATCAAAGTCACATGCTGTAGTTCCAGCCCAATCAGTCCATACGGACATGATGCGCTTTTCAGCGGCGCGAGACAATCCAACTGGACGAGGAACGATTCCTGTTCCAATGACATTGTTGGGAAGGACTGTTCTTACGATTCGACGTGCGTACACGTTGTTGCGGACTTGTTCTCGCGAGCGGTCACGCAATAGCTTCAGTACTGGTTGAATTTCTTTGTTGGCATCTGTGCCAGATACTTTCCAACTCTCTGTACGTCTCCCTTTCGATGCAGCATCGTATGACCGTAAAATCTCTTGGGTTTTACGGAAGCGCTCTCTCTTCAATCCAGCTTCTGGATTTACGTATGAAATCAATCTATCTAGTACGTTCATAGTCCCTTATTGTATTTGGCAAAAAGCTTCTTAGGAGCCTTGTTTAATCCCAATTCCTCACGCATCAAGTTTCGCAATGTCAACATTTCATTCATAGAGCGATAGATAACCATCTTGTTACCATACATTACCTGAGTAACGCCCTGCGCAATAGCATCGTTAAGCGCATTGTATTGTTCGATTGTCCAAGCCATTTTGTAATTGTTTGACCGCTAATATACATCTTAATCCCAAAAGGACGATTTCTTGCGCTGAATTTTTTTCTGTGGCGGCTGAACTGGAGCACGTTCAGCTGGTTGCATATTTCTCCACCAGACATCGCTTTTCTCGTGTCTGTCGATACCTACAACAGTCGCAGCAGCACGAGCGTAAACTCGACAGTCCAACGGCTCGTTTCGATCGTACTTTTTGACCCACTGATACACACGGTAGCCACGGTTGTTAATCTTCAACTGCAATTCCTCAGCCGTCAATCCCCTAAAGTAGTGCTGGTCATACTGAGGGAAGTGGCAATAGCCATACGGAATCTCACCGTTCTCATCCTTTTCCTGACGAAGGAATCCGTATAGTTCCGACTTAATCACGGAAACTCCGACGTGCCATACCTTGACCTTACCAACTTTCTTTCCTGCCCTGGTCACATCAACCTGACGTGGTGGCGTGACGATTGTCTGTTGGCTCTCGTTCCCTTTGATTGGAATAACCTTTGTCACGTCGTAGCGCTTACAAAAGTCGTACACGTGTTGAGTATTATAACCTGTATCAATCGCAGTCATTCGGAGCTGTAGCTCTGCTCCGTCCTCTCTCGTCCAAGTCTCCGCAATCACCTTAGCCAACTCATCCCATACTGGACGTGCGGACGTGTCGCCAAGAAGCACACGAAAATCAATTGAATAGGTGCGCTTATTTCGGCACCATCCAACAATCTCTAACTCAATACGGTCTTTCTGGATATCCACCCCAGCCGTCAAGAACACAACGTCGATAGGTGGTACATTCATCGTGTACGTTTCACGACGGTTGAATAGGTTCTCCCAAGGTGGCGCTTCGCCCTTCTCCTTGTAAGTCTCACCAAGAACTGTGTTAATGAATGCCTTCTGCTTCGTAATGTTTCCGTCTGCCTTTTCCCAATCTCTGGCAGCTTCAATCCATGAATACCATCCATAAGGAGAATACAGTGAATTAATGTGATAGCCTACTCGAAGTGGATTTGCATAGGCTGGATTAGTGGGTGTCCACACTCCACGCTTTAGCATCCATGTCTTCAATCGTTCTTCGATTCCTGCTCCGCATTCCTCACAAAAGTACATAGCCGTCTCAGGCTCTCCCGCTTCCCACTTCAAGTTCTCCCACTTCAAGTGCTGCATGTGGTCGCAATGCGGACAAGGAACGAAGAATCGCCTTTGATCGCTGTCCAAGAACTCAGCCTCAATGACCGACTGTCCTTCGACCGTTGGAGTGGAAACAATGTAAATCTTACGTCGAGAGAACGTACGTGTACGCGCTCTGGCCAGATCAATAGGACTTCCCTCTCCGTCAAGGTCAATTGGGTAACCGTCCACCTCATCCAACATCAAGTTTCGAACTGGCATCGAACGAAGTCCAACAGCAGAGTTCGCTCCAGTCAGAACCGCTGTTCCTCCCGGAAAGTCCTTCTGCAATGTCGTGTTTCCCGAATCTCTTGAACGTGCTGGCTTTATCTTGTCTCGAAGGCGTTGAGTAGCTTCAATCATCGGGTCAAGGCGTGTCTTAGAATTTCGCTTCGACATTGCATCGGTAGGCTGAACCATCAGCGTAGGAGCTGGCGCAACGTCAATGATGTATCCAAGCCAATTGAAGCCAGCTTCCGTAGCGCCAACCTGTGCGCCTTTGATGAACACAACCTCCTGAACTGGGTCTGTTGCTGATAGCTTGTCCTGTATCTCTCGGAGGTACGGAGTTCTATCCGTTCTGTATAGACCTGGTTCCGCTGAAGAAGTCGGAGACAAGTATCTGAACTGGTCTGACCATTGACTTACCGTAACTCTCGGCTCAGGCTTCAAGCCGTCAAAGAATCCTTTTGCAAATAGTAGTTCCATTATGCGTTAATTTCACGGTTACTAATTTCGCTGAGCGTTTCAAGAGCATCAGCAATCGCATTAAATAAAATCTGATGTGCTTCATTCCTACTCTTAGAAGCAAGTACATCATCTATCACTCTGTCAGGAATCGCTTGCATAGTTGAGCGAACCTCCTGTCCAGCCGAAAACAAAGCCTTATATACCTTGTCTTTGTTGACTAGCTCTCCCCTCTTCTCCTTCAACTCAATTGCAGCAATGTGTAGCTTTACCTCAGCGGTCTGGCGCTTGATTTCTGCAAGCGACTCTCCATTGCTGGACTCTGGAGTGTCAACATTCTCAGAGGTGTCAACTTTCTCCTTCTTAGAAACGGCTTTTGGGTTCGGAGACAATACCTCCGAACCCATACTCTTGTTTTCCTTAGATGTGCGTTCGTATGTAGGGTCGTAGTTCTTTCCCCACTCCTCTAACGCTACATCAGGGTCAATATTTGGACGCTTCGGGTTGGTGTAGTCAAGTGCCTTGACGATCTTCTCTGTTCTGATTGCCTTGAGAACAGCTGTGTCAGATACTCCAACACGTCGCGCAAATTCCCGAATTGATACTTTTTCTGCCATAAATCATATATTAATCTGGCTCCCACGACTTCGACCACTCAGCGTTGGTGATGATCTCCGTCTTCGGTATGCCTTCTTGCGAATCTTTGTCATTACTTCGTCTGAATTTCCTTGAGCTTGCTTGCGGAAACACCGTCAATAATCGTTTTATTGATCATCGGGTGAACCTCATCTGTTGGTCCATAATCGCTATCAGGGTGAAATGCGACAACGTCCATCGTGCGAATATCGGTACTGAAACAATGACTGCCAACAGCTGAGCCTTCGTGCATCTTTCCGTTCTCGGGATTGATGATGAAGACCATGCCTTCAATCAGTGGAATCATTCCCCAAGGCGTGACACACATCCCCTCTCCACGATAGACAACTCCAATACGGATAGACGGGTGCGTGTGCATCGTCTGTTTGATACCAGGAGGGAAATGCAAGTGGTTCAGGCAAGGGTCACCCTTCTTGACTGGAGGAATGAGCAGACTGTCCGTGCATCCATCGATGTACTTCAACCGTCCGAACCTCTCGATTGGACCGCCAAACATTCGCATTCCGTCATAGTCAGTAGCTTGAATGATTACCGCACGTCCGTTCGCTTCGGCTCGGATGTGTCCTGTAGTGAAGCATCCGTACATTCCAGACTTCAATGGAGTATCGGAGTTGTACCAAACCAAACCTCGTGTCACGAACACGAAGTATGTTCCGTCCGAGAACTCCATGCCGTCCATACTGGTCAAGCCATATACGTTCACTGACTCGGAAGTGTACAAGTCACCATTGATAAAAGGGATAGAAATGAAAGACGGATTCATGCGTTCTCCTTCCAGAATTTAACCAGGTCCATAAGCGCATCTTCAAGTTTGTCGTACATCATTTCGTCACGGCGCTTGCTCAGGACATCAACCAAATCGGCTTTGTTCGTGTGCAGCATGACTAGGTCGAATCTCGAATATTGATCATCTGTAACCTTTGGCTCTCTGTAACCTTGTGGCTCAGGTTCTTCGTACGGGATTTCCCTTGGACGTTCCGTTGATGGAACGCGCGCTACATAGTTCGATTCAACATCAACCGGAAGAATGTCAGCGGTCGATTCCAACAGCGCATTTATCTCGTGGTCGTAGAACCCTGTCAGCTGTAGGTCGAAGTCTTCCGTCGCCAATGCTGAAAGTTCCTCACGAACCTTCTCAAAGTCCCATGCTCCATTGAGGGCAATTTTGTTGTCCGCAAGAACTAAGGCTCTGCGCTCTCCTTCCTTCAACCCTGTGAGCGTGATGGTCGGGACGGTCTGCATCCCTAACCTGTTTGCTGCCATTACACGTCCGTGACCAGCAATGATTGTTCCGTGCTCGTCAATGAGGATTGGATTGTAAAATCCAAACCTCTGAATGTTGGCGCATATCTGCTGAACTTGATGTTCGGGATGCGTTCGAGCATTACCCGCAAACGGAACGAGGTCAGCTGTGCGCCTGTACTGAATTGCTAAGTCATTCATGTGGTTTGTGTTTTTGCCAAAGTTAGCATTTCTTTTGAAAAGTTTGCAATCGGTTTGCAACCCAAAGAAAATTTCTGTCACTAGCGAGATTTCGGGGGTGGTCGTCAC